CTAAGCATGCAATAATTACTGCATAGCTATTCTCTACATCAGACTTCTTTGTATCGATATTCTTAATAACGTCTGATGAGCTTGGATACTTCATCATAACGCCAATAGTATCTGTTAACATAATCTTGTTGCTAGGAACATGCCCAGTTTCAATTTCAATAGACTCTAGATCTACATCCATCTCATTGGTTGTCTTACATGATTTACATGATAAACCAATATGAGACTTTTCACCAACTGACTTAGATCTTAGCTTAAGGAATAAGTATTCCAACTCGGCTACAGGTAAATCCTTTGCCTTTACTTCGTTATTTGTACATGCTTCAATTACATCATGCATTGCACGTAGAATTTGTTTTTGATCGCCAGATTCTAATGCCATTAATAGAACCTTTTCCTCTTTAACAAGGAATGGTCTGTATGAAACGCTTTTCTTGCTGATAGGTAGTTCAACTTCAAATCGCGGTGTGTTTAAAATAGGTAAAGCCATAATGTTCTCCAATAATAATATTAAGTTTTATAATCCAACAGTTCTTCCCACAGAACCAAGTAATACCTTGCCTTTGGATAGAATAGATTCAACAAATCCTTCCTCTGCCCAGTCTTCATATGTAAATGTAACTGTTAGCTTTTGGAAAGTGCTTTCTGATCCATTAGTTAAATCGTATGATGCAACAGTAATTGGATATGCATTCTTAAGAACACATGTATAAACTGGTACATCTCTTTGATCTAACTGCTGAATAATAATATCTGTTGCATATGAAGAGCGATACTTCATAGTCATTTTACGTTTATCAAAAATCTTTCCAGTCCAATTCTCAAAAAGCTTTTTAATATAGTGATCATTAGTAACATGGAATGTCATGCTTACATCGTCATTAGCATAGTTGTATGGCATCTTTATTGCAAGCATATTATTCTGTAATTCTGTAGTCGAGATTTGTCGACCTGGCATAGTAACCTGATCACAAAGAATTGACACATCTCTCGGATCATTAAAAAAGTTATTACTATTTGATCCTTGATTAAACGCCTTTGCAATGATCTCTTGAGGATCAAAGCTAATAAGTGGTAGAGGCATATAGACAGCATATCTATTGCCCGGTGCTAGACCACCGCGTTTACTAACAATCGTTTTAAAGTTGTCTATATTCATATGCCTAAAATCTTTTTCTTAGAATCTTTCCAAACAGCACGCTTCTGTGAATTCTCGAATCTTTCTGTTGGTAAGAATATTGCTACTTCCCATTCTTGAGATGGTACCATCATTAGACGAGAAGTAATGTGATCTGTTAAGTAATGTTTGAAGCATGGTTCAAACTCTTTGTATTTTCTTGTTGAAGATAGAATATTATAACTAAGTCTAATTCTTTTCTTCTCGTCAAATTGTTCTTTATTTGCAATGTCTAAAAGTTTGTCTAATAATAAAGCACGTGTTAGTGGATTAATATAATGTAGATTAAGTCCATAGAATCCTCCAGGCGCAGGTTGCACCGCTAGGATTAATGGGAACCTATCGTAATAAGGTAAAGTCTCTGCGCCTTTAGGATCATATGTAAAGTGATACATATATCCTGGAAAGAATCGATTCTTTCTAATTAGATTAGGATCTTTTAAGAATGAAACTTCATTAATACGTCCAATTCTTCTTGTACGATCTAAGAACCATTTTTGAGATTCTTGAGTATAAGATTGAATGTTCGCAGTTGCAAGTTCAGTCTTTAGTTTGTCGAATAAAGATATTGCCATATCTCTATTTATTATAGAATCTTGATGCCCATTGATTTAATTGTATCTTCAGTCCAGATATGGAATTCCCATCCACGATCTTTAGCATATTCTTCTGCAGCTTTCCACTTACATTGATTCTTTACGTAAGTAGCTGCTTCAGTTAAATACCTTTGTGTTTGACGGGATGGTTTCTTTGGAGGCAAAGTCTGAGACTTTGGTTTAATCTCTATAAGATAAGTACCTTGGGCTGTAGTGAATTTTAGATCTACAAAGTAACGGTGATATTTTTTATCAAGTGGATAATAGTAAGGGACAACTATTTCTTCACTTACCCATTTTAATACCTGTGTATTTTCATCACACCATCTAAATACATTACGTTCCCATAATGATCTATAAACGATATTTTTAAAATCACCAGAGTATTTCCCTGGATTCTTTGGTCTAAAAAAACCTTGGTAAGTTGCCATATAAATAAGTAAGTCCGTATCTATTTAAAAAGAGATCTCAATGCTTGATAATCTAACCGGTTTAGTCAACTCAGCTTTATCAGAAGTTGCATCTGCCTTTGCTTCCGTCTTTGGAGGTAAGAAGGTTAGCTTACGCTATCCTTTAGGCGATATAGAAAAATATCAAAACATCGTAAAGTTTACAGCTCTAGCACGTCAACAAAAGAGTAGCAAAACCGGTGATTTATTTTCTTCACCTGAATTTGCTGCATCAACGCTTGGTGCTGTAAGTTTATATATGCCAAGTTCATTACAAGTTAATGATAACTTATCATATGATAACGTTGATACTGGTGTAGGTGGAATGATGGTTAATGCATTTCAGAACTCATCATCAACTTCTGAATTCTTAAAAACAGTTGCTAATGAATCTCCACAATTATTAGATAGAATAGTATCTCAAAAGCTAGCTTCAATGTCTCAAGAAAAAGGTTTAGTTGGTGGAGCAGCAGGACAATTATTAATTAATCGTGGTGAAGTAGTTAACCCTCACACACAAATGTTATTTAGATCTCCAGCACTTCGTCAATTTAACTTTAACTTTAAGTTAATGCCAAGATCTAAAGCTGAAGCTAAAGAGATTATTAAGATCGTTCAATTCTTCCGACTAGCTGCTTATCCAGATCTAGGTGCATCAATTGATACTGGCCAGGGACAATTAAATATGGCAACATATAAATTCCCAGATGTTTTTGAAATTAAGTATATTAGTTCAGGCCGTGAAAATAAAAACCTAATTAAATTTGGTCGATCATATTTAACTGCAGTAAACGTAACATATAATCCAACATCACCTACATTCTTTGATGACGGAATGCCATCAGAGATTGATTTATCATTAACGTTTCAAGAAACTAAAGCTCTTAGCAGAGCTGATATTCGAAACGGATATTAAACATGTCACAATACTTTTCGTATTTCCCTACAATCAATTATAATGTTTTCTTTGATGGACAAACATCATCGCTAACTGATATCTTTAGAATTGTTAAAGTCAAAAGATTATACAAAGATGATATTACATACTATACGTTTTATGATATTCAAGATGGTGAAAGACCTGACGTAGTTTCTGCTAAACTATATGGAAGCCCAGAATATTATTGGACGTTCTTTATGGTTAATGATAACCTTGTAAATCTTCATACTGATTGGCCATTGAGTAGCGCTGATCTAAATCACTTAGTAGATAAAAAATATTCTGGCTATGTGTTAACAACTGATGAAGACATATCAACAAAGTTTACAAAAAATAATATTGTTGAAGGTCTTGTTTCAGGGGCAACGGCTCGAGTAATTGATAAAGATCCAAATTTAGGATTAATTAGAATTGACAACATTCAAGGTACGTTTAATCCTAATGAAATTATATATGATCCATTAACAAATACATTTGCAACAATTAATAATCAGGTTTTATTTAAAGATGCTGTTCATCATTATGAAAATGTAGATGGTGACTATGTTATTAGAGGTACACTTAACGCAACACCAATTAGTAATATAGAATATGAGTTTGCGTTAAACGATACAAAGACACAAATTAAAGTTATTAGACCTCAATATGTACAAGTAATTGCAGATCAATTTATTGAGCAAATTAAGACTGAAGAATAATGTCAACTAAATTTGAATATTCTGTAGAATCAGTTGCAATCACATCATCTGGTGGTAAACAATACGAGATAAAAGATCTTGTTAGTGGCATTGATTTCTACGAATCATTGAACTCTCCATATATTAAATGTGAGCTATCAATTGTTGATGCGGCTGGCATGATTGAAACTATTCCAATCATTGGTCAAGAAAAAATAACATTAAGCATTAAAGACTTAAATACAAATACACCAATTAAGCGTGAATTCTATGTTGCCTCTATACAAGATTATGTTAAGGCAAATACTTCTTCATCAATTTATATTCTAAAACTTGTAACGCCAGAATATATGCTTAATAGCTTAAAGCTTGTTTCTCAAGCTTACACTGGTCCAATTAGTCAATCAGTACAAAATATTGTAAAGCAATATCTTAGCAGTGATGTTAAAACTTTAGAAACATCTAATGGTGATTATAAATTAATCATTCCAAATTGGAACCCATATAAAGCAATTGATTGGTTAACTAAAAGATCTATTAGTTCTAAAAACTATCCATATGTTTTTTATGAAACACTTAAAGATGGATTAGCTTTTGAATCATATGAAACTATCTTTAGTAAAAAAGTTTTTAACAAATATAATAATAGAGATAACACAACAGTAAAAGATGATGCAGATAATAAAGCTGCATTAATGAATACAGTTTTACAATATAATATTGTTGAGCTTTCAAATACTTCTAAAAATATTTTACGCGGTGCCTTTGGTCAAGGTATGCATATTATTGATCATGCAAATAGATCATATAAATTTTTAACATATGACTATGAAAAAGATTTTAAACAAAAGAAAAGAATGAGTGAGTTCCCGTACGTTAACTCTTCATTTACAATTGGAAATAAAAAGATTACTGATTATGATGCAATTCATACTGTTGCATATAAAAATCCATTAGCACATCAAGTTTCAAACTTAAACAATTATAATAATAAAGCAGAGTTTACAAAGTTAGAAGCTGATCCATTTGTTTATCAAA